GAAGATTTCTCTCCGACAGATAATGTCATCACCAAAACACGACCAACCAAAGTCAGGGCTACCAAAGATATTGGTAACCGCCTTAATAATAGCCGAGAAAATTATGGTTTGCAATGGGAACGTAAAACCGTTTCCCATAGTAGAGACCATAAACAATGGCACCTGCCTAGACTTAACTTCACAAGTCCTTGACCTGAGCACCAGAAGTAGTTCAAAGAACCACCCTGGTAACACAAGCTCACAAAGACGCAGTGAAATAGAGTCTGAGGCAGAAGAGAGATCAATCGTGGAATATTTACCACTAATCGACCCCTCTCTTGCCAACGCATGATTCACCTCTGGCTGCCGAGCCAGATCAATACCGAAGTATTGACCCAGACGGCGCTCGAGATGAGCAGCAAGACCAAGCTGATAAAACATGTTCAGCGTTGGTTCGATGCAAATCATGCGACTCGACTTCGAAGTCTTAGGTACGAAGCTAGCCCTACTACCGCTAACCACCGATGGACTACCAAACTTTTCGTAGCGGAGGCATTCCGCTTCAGATAGGAATGGTATCCAATCAGAGTAGTTCTTATACTCCTCGTATAAGTATAATGATGTGGTTGACAACGGCGAGGCAAGGTACTTCGTATAAAACGAGGTACCTTCAGCCCCGATATTGACACCTGGACCTGGCCTACCCGACTTTAGAAGGTCGAAGTAAGATGAGATCAAGGGCTTCCCTCCAGGGTGGAAGAAGTCATCTAAGATGCGTCGGATCTCTCCGAGCACCACGATGTCAATCTCCCACCTAGGATTGAAGAACCAATCTTTACAGGAGTTATTAGCTTCCGTAAAGGCCTCATAAGCTTTAGCATCAGCTTCGCGAGCGTTACTAGGTATCCATTTACGGATTACCGAATGAAGCAGGTAAGATGACGCGTATTGCTTATAGGAACATCCTGGAAATGGTACGTGTTGAAATTCATCAACCATACCACACCAAGGACTAACATCATCATAAACGGCTCGATAAAGAACATCAGGACTAAGGCCCATAATGCTACTCCCGAGAGTGACGAATGCGGAACTAGGATATTACTATACTAGTAACCGCACACCGCGGCGATGGCAGCGGCAGCCTTACCGAGTGCTTTAGGCACAAGGTGAAGGTTTGACGCAGCCAAAACCGTTCCGAGGATCGCACTTGCGTGCGAACGTAACCAGGTCATCATTAGATGACTCCGGTTACGGCTGTATCACCGATCCCGATGCTGATTTGATTCAGCGCGCCGATCAGGAGGGACAGCATAGCGCGTACATTCGCAGCGTCCGAGAAGTCGGCCCCGGCCGGAACAGATATCTCAACAGTGGCAAGAGCCACCTGAGATGCCTGACCGGTAAGAGGGGTCACGCCTTTTCGAGCGATGATCTTGTACACGTTCCTCGGGACACTCGGAAGGAGACCGGTCACCGAATTAACGCCAGGCAGAGTCCGGAGAACCGGAGGCCTGCTCAACGTAATGGTGAACGGACGGCTGGGAGTGGAAGAAGTATCCACACCAGACTGTGTCCCGCCAAGGCCGGACACAGCATACTGCTTACCAGAATTGGTAGGAGCAGCATCCGCAGCAAGGGTATACGTCGGAGACGTAAGACCCGTTTGAGCCCCGCCCGTTACGGGAGAGGTAAGAGTAAAGGACATATAGTCCTCCAGTTGTCGATGTTAAAAGAAAGGGATGAGCTTTTCCGCCCTTTGAAGAAGGACCGAGCCCATGTTAGCGAATGCATATTTCCCAGTCGGTACAGAAAACTGTAACGAAGGGATCAGCGATAAGCTATCTAGTCTCGATCTATTAATCAAGTGGGAGTTAAGCACACCAGCGCCGCCAAAGGAAGACTTCGAGACACTAATCTTAGCAATGGGGCCGTTAGGATCGTACGCAACCTCATCGATTTCGACATCAGAAAACTGTCGTTCGGTGAGGGTGCGTTCTGTCACAGCACCCCATGCTAAATCAGTGCCAAGCGAAGAGAATCCTCTGACTATCTCACCAATATTGATGAAATAATCAGCCATCCAGGAGTAAGGTAGCAAGTCCCAAGCGGTTGGGAGCCATTTGTCCGGAGTCAATTGAAGACTCTGAGCCCATGACAACTGACCACTAGGCATAAGCCCCTTTACTCGGACCGCAC